TTCCGGGCTGCCCGTACAGCATTGCATACCCCGTAAGAATGTCTTCATCGTCGTGCAGGTAATAAATTCCTTCATCGTGCAAGGGAAACCGAATCATTTCTCGTACATCGCTTAGAACTCGCATGACCGCGTCTTTACTAATATGAATAACTTCATCAGAAGTAGAAGTAGAAGTCGCAGAGGCCATGAATAAAAATATAAATGAAAAATGAATATAATAATGAATACAATAATCTTACTTACGATGTTATTTTTATATTCTTTCTATTGTCCTATAGTACACTCCTATATTCCTATATTCATTATATTCATTATGCAAACCGTTTCCGTTTTGTATTTTTGTACTTTGATTTATTTTTATTTTTAGATACAGATACCGTCTTTGTCTTCAGTCGAGACAGTGCCTGACTGTTTACGACATATGTTACAGGTTCTGTCTTCGTAGTAGCGTCGCTGGTGTCTACGGCATTCATTTCGATTGGGGTAATATCTACTTTTTCAATTGAATGAGAGTGAGAACGGGTAGGAGACCGCCGAGACCGAGACGGAGACCGAGACCGAGACCTTGTTGGTAACCGATTTCGCACGCTCATTTTTTTACGTTTTAATTGCGATTTACGTCTTCGTATTTTTTGAACGCGGGTTTTAGCCCGCTCAAACGGAACGTATCGTAAAAACAGCTTTTGATACTCGGGGTTCGACTTATCATTTTTCAATTCTTGGTATTTGACCGCTTTATCTCTACGAAGCGATTCCAATGTCTCTTGTTTCCCATAACACGAGCTACCGAACCGCTTCAAAAGGCCAGACTGACTAAGGCGGTTTTTGTTTTGAATGTAAAATAAAATTCCCGCCAGGCAAAGCAGTCGGTCGCGATTGTAATAGTAGCGTTTGGCATATGAAAACGCCAAGTAAAACATGAGCATTGTATCGATACTGGCAACCTTGATGATTTGAGTATTCAACTTGATCGTATTATAGCTGTGGCACGCGGTGGGTTTGTAAATGAGCGCGACAATGTTCGAATTTACCGCGACTTTATAATGGTCCAGAATGATTTCTCCAATTGGGGGCATCTTTTCAATCGTGATGTTTTCAAACCCGTTTGTCTTCAGTGTCAGTTTTATAAGTTTGGCCAATTCTTCGGGATTGTTTGACAAAACGTCAAACTCCGGCTGTTTGGAAAGTTTATGTCGATCGCTCTTGGGTAAGTACTTACTGTATAAAATATCGGCAAATCCTCCAATAAATACGACACTGCTGTTCATAAGAACTTTTTGAGTTATGTCATATATTTTTTTATCTACGCGTTTATAACTAGAATTAGAATTAGAACTAGAACTAGAACTAGAATTAGAATTAGAATCCGGCAGTCGTGTTTCATTCGTGTTGTTGCGATTCTGCATTTCCATTTCAAACCTGGAACAATTTATTAGTTTCATAGGATACACTTTGTTCAAAAGCGTAAGGCGCTTTAGAACTTTTTCCCATCGCGATACGTCGCCTTCCGGGCGAGAAAGTTCAACATACATCGCCATTCGTAAAAAATTGGTGGGCGCGTATCGTATTCCGTGCTTTATGTACGACTTTGCGGCCAATACGCTAAACAGAGCCGTGTCCATGTGAGTTATATCTGCAACCGGGATGAAATTGACAAACACCTTGAATGTACCGGGATGAGATCCGGATTTGGATTCCACTTCATTGTACCCCATCTTAAAAAAAATATCGGCCAACTCTTTCGAATCCTCTAACGCATTGGGTGAATAAAAATCGTAATCCGGGACTTCAATATCATTATTATAAAATCGATACTTTTCGGGAAGAATTGAATTAATTGCGGTTCCTCCATAACAAACGAGTTTTTTTTCACGTAAAAACCGTTCAACCCCGCCTATAATTTTTTTAACTTCGGGGGATTGCGCGACCTTTTTACCGCTTCTAGACTCTATTTTGTCTACCGCATTTCTTAATAAATCAATTTCATGATCTTCAATGTTTTTCGAGTCATTATAGGTTGGCATGAATACGGGGCATATATTCTATACTATATTATTATAGAATATAAAATTATAAATTTTAACTATCATTTAATATTTAAAAATATTTAAAATACTTGAATATCTATTATGTCCCCCTTAAACTGGGGGCGCAGAGGGGTTTAAGGGGGCGCTTGACGCCCCCTACATGGTATAATCGGTTCCCATTGATGTCGTAGCCGTCTTTTCTGACGTGAGTGTTTCTGTCCGATCAATTGGGGTGGGATTTTTCAAAACAATAGGAACGTATCTTAACTCGGGCGGTTTCAAGATAAAAGCGGAACCAAAATCCTGGAATCTTTTAAGGTAGGCTACCATGTTCGCATCATCGCTTTGAAACGCCATAGCAACCATTTGACACCCGTTATTGAACGGAATAGTTGCATCATATATGTTTTCCGATTTGGTCGAGCGTTCAGGAACGACATATTTTAGAGACTTCTTTGCGCCTTCTTTAATCGTGTTATTATTCGAATCTGCCAGTTCTTTAAACGTGTATTTTGACGTGCCATTTGTAACGGTCACATTCACGTATTCATAAAGAGGCGTGCGCTTATATATTTCTCGAGTGTTTGTATTACTGTCTGACCCCGGGGTTTCATCAATAATGATAATTACTTTATTCATCAAGCTGGTAAGCTTGATTTTACCAAGGTCTTCGCCGTGAAACGAGTACGCGAATCGAGGATCGAGCAATTTGGGTGAAAGGTTGGTTTTAAGAATATCTGCAATTGATTGGTATATCATAATGTTTCGACTCTTAATTCGAAGACATAAAAATAGCGGATCACTAGAATTTTGAGCCCCGTTTGCTGAAAACGCTAGCTGGCTCACAATCTTTATCGCTTCTGCGAACGGTACGTAATTGTATACTTCTTTCATCGTAAATTCGGGCTGCGATGACGCGCCTACAACCGGTACGCCCTCGACCGAGTATATCTCGAAATCCAGAACGCGCGCGCCCTGCTTTATCACGGTTTCCAATGCAGCCGTTGAAACAAAGTCCGACGCGTACTCGCCCGAACAGCAGCAATTATATGCGGTCATCATATAATAATCTCGAAGCAAGTAACTGTATTTCTCGTCAAAATCGTTTATAGATCCTGGCTTGGACGATTTTTCATACTGCGCTATCATATTGTTATCGTTTGTCTCCTTTTTCCCTCGAGTCCAAACAACCAGCCAAATAAATATAATTGCCAGCACGGAATTGATTATCAACCCGCCCATATGCGCAACATTTGGCCGCATCCCCTTTATAGCGGCTCCGGTAGCTGAAGCCACTCGACTCAATTTGTCCCCGACTGATTCTGTGACAGGATCCGTTCCCATCTCCGGCATATTGAATTTATTGTATAAGTTATTAAAAGTCTTTCTACTATATTATCTACTATATTATAACAACAAAAATAACAAGAAAACAACAAAATAACAAAAAACAAAATAAAATATAGTTTAGAAAGGCAACTATATACATTTTATCAAAATATCAATATGCCAGGCGGATTACTAAACATCATCGCGTACGGAAATCAAAACACGATACTGAACGGAAACCCGAAAAAATCATTTTTTAAAAGCACATATAAAAAGTACACAAATTTCGGGCTCCAGAAATTCAGAATAGACTTCGATGGACAGCGTAAACTTCGAATGTCGGAAGAATCTAAATTCACGTTTTATATGCCTCGGTATGCCGAACTGCTTATGGATACGTACATATGCGTAACCATTCCCACGATTTGGAGCCCCATATTTCCGCCTAAAACCGAAAATGATAAATGGGCGCCGTACGAGTTCAAATGGATAAAGCATTTGGGTACACATATGATCAAAGACATCACGGTATCCGTAGGCGGCCAAATTCTTCAAAAGTTTTCGGGGAGTTATCTTCTCTCCATGATGCAGCGCGACTATCCCGCTGAAAAACAGGAGCTTTATAGCGAAATGACCGGCAACGTACCGGAACTGAATGACCCGGGCTGCTACGGTGCCCGCGTAAATCAGTACCCTAATGCATACTACACTCCGAGCCAGCGCGGTGCGGAACCCTCCATTCGCGGTCGTAAAATCTACATTCCAATCAACACGTGGTTTACCACCAGCAGCCAAATGGCGTTTCCCTTGGTATGTTTGCAATACAACACCCTTCAAATCGACGTCACGCTGCGCCCCGTAAAGGAACTGTACACCATTCGCGACGTAACCGATCCAGAAAACGAGTGGCCATATGTACAGTCCAACTATACACTGAACGAGCACCAGTTTTACCGGTTTTTACAAACGCCGCCGGATGTGGAGCTGGGGCCGTCTTCGTATACCGATACGCGAACCGACTGGAATGCCGATGTGCATATGATCGCGACATACGGGTTCTTATCGGCCGAAGAGACTGCCGCATTTGCCGCAAATGAACAAAAGTATTTGATAAAGGCCGTTTACGAATGGGAGCATAAAGACGTTACTGGAAACACGCGCATAAAATTGGAAAATACGTTGGGGATGGTATCCAGTTGGATGTTTTTTTTCCGACGAAGTGATGCGTTCATGCGAAACGAGTGGAGCAATTATACGAACTGGCCGTACGAGTACTTGCCGCACGACATTGAACCGGCTGAATCAGAATTTTCTTCGGATCGACGAGCAATAGAAGGATGGAGGCCACTTCAAGTGTCTACGGTTACAGGCGAAGCTCTAAGTACCCGGACCTCGTATCACATTGGACCGGGTCGTAACCCGTGCATGGATCAAGCCGGGCGGCTGGAACTACCCGCGACCAGCAATCGTCGCACCGGATTGTACACCAGTGGGCTATTTGAACCCGAGAATCAGCGAGAAATTCTTAATACGATGGGGATCATTTTCAATGGAAAATATCGAGAGAATATTCTGGATGCTGGAATTTACAATTATGTGGAAAAATACGTACGCACCAAAGGGAATTCGCCGCCTGGAGTGTACTGCTATAATTTTTGCTTGAACACCGACCCGAACGACCTGCAACCATCAGGTGCGGTCAATATGAGTAAGTTCACGCAAGTTGAACTGGAACTGTCGACAATATACCCGTCACTGGATCCGAACGCGTCGTTTCACATGATATGCGACCCTACAACCGGACTGCCGATTGGTGTGAATAAAACCAACTGGCGCATTTACAATTACATGTTCGACTTGGTTCTTATCGAAGAGCGCTACAATGTGTTAACATTTGTATCAGGGAATTGCGGTCTCATGTATGCTAGATAATAATAAATAATAATAGTAATAGAGTTTTTATTAGTTAAATAATTAGTTTAATTTATAAAATTAATAATAATATTATAAAACAACAAAATAACAATATAACAATAACAAAAATACCATAATAACAAATATGGTTTGGTACAAAATTTTATACTATACAATCCTTTATGGTTCGTATGTATTATACGGACTGCTACTGCTCGCCATTTTAGGCGGACTTCCCAATATGAATTTGTCCGATAAAATTCCCGAGTATCTCACAGTGCTTCAAAATGGATTGAAGTACTACGTGTGCTTTTTTTTAATCGCGCGATTCAACCCGTTTATGCGATCGAAGGGCGAAGACTTTACCGACTTTGACGCCGATGTCGTTTTTTCATCCGCGATTTTCTTACTGCTCACTACATCGTTCACGTCAATTGCGTACACGCACGTTATGGAACAAATAAAAAACCCGCTTCGAAACCCGTTTAATGAGTTTAAGTTTAATAAAGACGACGTGATGAAATCTATACAGGATATAAAAATATTTTAATTCAGTTCATCTCAGGGGGGCAGAGCCCCCCTCAGACCCTCCAGCCCACCATATGCGCAGAGGGGTTTAAGCATTGCGTAGTGGGCGCTTGACGCCCCCTCCATCTATCTAGTTACGTCGTCTAGTTTTGGTTCGTCCTCCTCTCCCGCGTCGCATTGTCTTTTTTGGATTTGTTTTGGAGTCAGATTTAGGCGGCGATGGTGGCGACCTCCTTTCTGAATCGAAAAACCATTTCACCTTTTCAAGTATCGTTTCACCAACGAGCGCATCTACTTCGCGTTCATCGTCGCTATATTCCGCACCCGATAGGGATAACTGGGATTTCTTCTCAAGGATGCGGTTCAACTTGAATGCTGCGGGTTGCGACGTTGCAATACCGAGAGAATGATACAGTGGACTTGACATAAACCTTTTTATAAAAACAGACTGGTTAATTCTGCGTTCGTATGGTTTGACTTCAATCACGTATACGTTGCTCGTATGCATCCCAGGATGCGCCCGGTCGTCTACAAAAAACACCTCAATTTTCCCTTCCAAGTTGGTGCATCGAACCAGATCGTTGTAGGTTTTATCATGACTGGTACGTCTCACTTCGACCGTCTCTCCATTCGGACGCTTGAATGCACCAATTACGCGGTCAAACAATGAGACCCCGCTTTTATAATTGAAATAGTTTTTAATGCTCTCCGTCCATTCGCGCGGGCCGGTATTGTTCGTGTATATCATAACGTGGTCGCACTTGTGAACGCGCTTCATTTTTACAAGAAATTGCATAGTGTCCATTATTTTTGGACGTAGGACCTCTGGATACAGGTCAACAATGGCATTAAAATTATCCTGAATGACCTTGTCTGGGTTGGTATGGACTAGTTTTAATATTCGGGCAAGCGTATAAATAAATTCGCTTAAATCAGAAAATGTCCCCAGTGTTTCATCCATATCAAACACCGCAATACGCATTACACTTGACGCATTAGGAGGATCATGTTTCATTTTATTTTATTTATATACTTATAGTTTATAAATTATATTTTATATTTTACATTTATTTAGAGAGTTTAGTAGCAAATATAAAATGCCAGCTATATCTCGGTCAGATAGACAATTGACAAGACGAAAATGCGAACGAATTTTGCGGTTTTATAAAAACCCGTTTAGTCGTACCGAACAGTTAAGCATATTACGGAAAAAAACCAAGGATATACTTAACGATAAAATGTGTAAATGCGTGAACGCTCTTTATAAAGGGCATTCAACTAGTGCTAGTAAGGACTTGCACGCATACAAAGACTCGATTGCCATATGTAAGCGCAGCGTATACGGAAGAAAGGGTCTAACGCCTCCAAGATTTACGTGCAAGAAACGTAGGCGGTAGGCGCTAGTTATCTTGATTCCTATTCAAAATCAGCTTCCATTCTGGGTGCATCTTTTCCATAGGTAGTTTAGAAAATGCGCTGAGTTCAACGGGACCGTCTTCAAACTGTTCCAGAACCACATGTGCTACGAGCGTGTAGTCCGGACGGGATAGGATAAAATCACACAAGTTGGTTCGAATGAACGTGTCACACTCGCATTCAGGTACGGTTGTTATAAATAATCCATCCACCCTTTCACGCAAGTTAGGGTCTTCAAGAACTTGGTCATAAATTGACGCCCCGCCAAAAATCCACAACACATCCAGTGAAAGTTCGTTTTCGGCCTTTTGAATTGCCTCATGTATTGATGCCGCCGTATGAAGATGAACATGAAGATGGTCTGTTGTTATTGCTTGCGTTTGTTGCGTTTGCGTAACGACGATTGTTTCCCGGTTTGGAAGAACCCGGCCAATTGATTCGAATGTTTTTCTACCCATTAAAAGTCCATTTTTTATACCTGGGGCGGTTGTTATCTCTCGCATAAATTTTGAATCTTTTTTAGACCGCCACGGAATTTGCCCATTCATCGAAATACCTTGAAGGTGTGAATGCGCTACAATGAACCATAACTGCATTTGATCGTTAGTGTTAATTGTTTAAGTTTAATATTAATTATTTATAAATTTATATTTAATATTTTTTATAGACAAATCAACTCGATATATTAACTATGTCGTCGAGTATATCGTCGTTTATTTTTTACCTTCAAGATCCGTGTTTGTTTTTTATTTCGTGTAACTTGAATTTGTTTTTTATGTTTTCTACGCGTACGCATCATGGGTTTCCTGGTTTTTCCACCTTTTGCCGAATTCGGTTTCGATGAGTTCGATTTTAGCGATTTTCCTAGTAGTCTCTGACTCTGACCCACGCCAGCCCCATTGTCAGAATCTATTTCTTCATCTGATGTTGGGTCTTCTTCTCGTATAGCCGACATAGCAGCAGCAGCAGCAGCAGCCGGCATAGCAGGTCCGCCTCGAACTTGTTGTCTATTACTTTGCCTAATACCTACTTGGCTATTAAGTATACGTTCAATTACACTGGATATATGCTTATCAGATTGACTAACCGCTGTAGTTGTAAATATCATAGCTGCATATGTAGCAGTTCTTTTGGGGTCTTTTACGCTTTGAATAAGCGATTCACATTTTTTACAGATTGCATCAACAATAACACCATCAACAGTTATAGCTTGAACATCAATGCAAACCAGTAACATTATACATGCGGCTACTCCTCGTCCACGGAATTCTGATATCGATCTGCCTTTCGAAGCACTTGGGTCGATATCCATTACATACTTGTATAATTCATTATATTGAGACTGTGTGTATCCAACTTCGGTGATCATCCGATCGTTTCCATGATACATTTCATGTACTCGTCTGTCAGTAACGGCACGCGGTTCACGGAAGTGCGATACAACATCATATGAAAGATTGTCGACGGGCCTTTTCATTTGTTTGAGTTTTTCACATAGTTCATTCAATATGTTACTGTACGTTCGCATATTACTAGAATCGGAACCAGATAGGTCTCGATCATAAAAAAAAACTTGCCGTTCATACACTCGGCTAATATCCGATTCGTCTGGTACCGTAGTATCAATTTCAGAACGTTGATCCATTTGGAATGGTAATAAGTTAGGATCTCCGCAACGCAGAATAATCCTGTTTATATATTCTAAATTTTTAAGTATATCGTTAATTTTACCTTGGTCAACTGGTTCAACTAAACTTCTTTTGATATCATGTATGACTGGTTCTAGATCTGCAAAGTCTGAGATACGGATAATATCCTTGTAATATACACTAGCTTCGACAAGGTTCACTGCACGCCTTAGCATCCCAATAAAAAGGTTAACATTGATAGTTTTAGCACCCGTTTTGTAAAGACGACTTATTTTTTTTAAATAAGCATTAATTGTCGACCCAAGCCCAGTGGCCTTGTCAAGCTCTTGCATTTCTGCATTTATAGTTTCGCGGCAAAGAGGAGTGTTAGTACTTAATGCGCAAGAAACTAATACAATTCTGGCTCTAAGAAGCGGTGCAAGCATGATTTGAAGTTTTATACACAACACTGGGTTATTACTTTTCATCTCAGTTAAAATGAACTTGGCGAAATCCTTGTTATACTTATCATTATGCTGTAACTGATGGAGATTGAGTAGCATAAAAAATTCACTAACTAATAGCGTAAAGTGACTATTCAGCTCTGTCATAATAGAGTCAAAACGGATAGACCACTCGGCTATATTTGTTGTAACTCGATGGATCCCTTCAAATGTCTCTCGAGTTCCTTTTTTAAATCCTTCCCAAGTAGTTTCATTCCACGCTTTTTTAATCTTACTGCCAACCATGCTAATCTTACTGCCAAAATTTTTAATATGATTTTCAATCCGTTCTCTCATACCAGGGTTATCGGCAGCATCCAGTCGAACTGGAATGGGAACAACAGCCTGATTAACCGTTTCGAGTTTAAACGTTCGTCCTTGCGTTATGTTGTTGTATACATCTTGAACATCGGCTCTATTTGTGATCGTATCTATTAGTTTAAATATGCTGATTATGTCTTCTTCTATTTCTATAGAATCTATTTGAAAATAATAACGCTCACAATATAATTGTGTAGTTTTTAAAAACATTTCTATCCTAGAAAGTAGCCTGTAACATTTATGTAACGCAACTACTGCCACATGATGAGCTGCAAGACGCTTATGCACGATTACATACAAATTTCCGATAAAAAATATAGACAGTGAAACGACCGTAAGAACTCCTAATGCATTTCCGGCTGCTGCTGCAGATGCAATAAAATCGCCATTTTGTATTTCGGTTCGCCCCTCTTTTGTAAGCGGCATTCCTGGTAGAATAACTCCATTTTTATTTGCGTCTGATGTAACCCATGCGTTAAATAAATCCGACATGGTCATTGAACTTAGAAAATCAACAGACCCCGATACTAGTAACTTTGATCCGTAAACTGCGTCACCTGCAAATACTAGTGGACCGTCTTCTAATGCATTATATTCTAAGTCAAACCTGTTAGGTCGGAGGTTACTATCACTCATGTTAATTAAATGATCTATATAATTATATTTATATTATATGCCAATATAAATATAATATATATTGTTATACCTCTTCTAAAGTTTCGTCAAGTTCTTTCATCTCGATATGGGGTTGCCGATCATTAAATGACGTCCTATAATCGTGAACATATTGATAGAAAAGAATGCTTCCCGATAATCCTAGAAACATGACCGATAATCCAATTATTGTATCCAACGGTTCTTTGAACCATACAAACGAATATGTGAGTTGAATAACGCGACGCACCAAATCAAGTCCGCTTAATAAAATGTTTGCAGGAATTGCGCTTCGTTTACTGGTGTTTAATATATATATTTTATTGAACATGTAGAGCTGGAGACCAAACGCAATAAAAAAGTACATGGTTACCGTACTTGGATTTATCGGCGGCGCATTTTTCACGGTATAAAATATCGCAAACGGTGATGCAATTATCAAATACGTGCACTGAAAAATGATTTGAAAGTCTATACTTTGAATATGGTTTCCGTGATGGAGCATTGCATACTCGATGAGGTTGTTATACGTCGCATTTAAAAAACATGAAAATAATACAATTGTCGCATCACGAATGACAGTCTTAGGCGTTTCTGCTGCCATAATGTACTGCGTGGTGGAGAGGGTTTGCGCGATAACGAGCGAGACGCAACTTGCAATATAGAGCCGCGTCACCGGTTTTTTCAACAAGTATTTGAACCACGGAATATTGAAAATGATAAACCCTGACCTCAGTATCGTGTAATAACTCAGAGTTATCGTGTTCAATGCGAAAAACACCGTAACGGTCTCGATTGTATATAGAATACCGGTTCCTATTGGATATAACAGTAAATGCCGATTTTCTGGACTGGTATACGATTTGATTTGTTCCCATGAAAATTTGTGTATGAAAAAACAACTATAAAACGGCGTAAACATGAGGCTCAGTAAAACATTGAACCATTCGTTTTTATACCCGTATTCCATGTTCACATACTTCATGCAAATCAAGTATTCGGATAGCGTAACAACAAATAGTACGGAATTTAATATTAATAAAAAGGACATGGATTAACCCGTCAACATTGTTCTATATGGATACTTACATTTATATCAGTTACTCGTTTACTTACGATATTTGAAAAATAGTGCAAACAACATGGCGTTCACGGCCACGCTTATAACGCCGGCCACGATAAGCGAAGTATCTTGAATAAAATACCCGTGAAGAAGCCATAGTACGCTTGTGAGCAATAATAGAGACAGCGAATAAATCGACAAGTCGTGCACGTGCTGACTTTGGTACGATTTATACAACTGCGGAATCATTTGAATGCAGTTTGTAATCGGTGCTAAAATGGAAACGCTTTGCGCGAATAATGCAAGTGACATTTTTGTTGTCTTATTGTTGTTGTTGTTGTTGTTGTTGTTGTTTATTTGTTTGCTATACTATTCGAGTAATTTATTTGAAATGAAAATCAATAATGAATAAAGAATAAGAATATAAACACTTTTTATTGATATTATTTATTACTACATTAATTATTACATTACTACCATCAATCAATGTCAACAAAAAATAGATACAGTACGCCTGAACGACAAGCTCCTGACTGCCAGGACTGGACTACCGTAACAATGAGCAAGACGAGACGGCATACCAGTAGTAGCGAGACATCGGCGCCGTCGCAGTCAAATTCAAATTCGGCTTCCGCAGTCGTGGCTGCAATCACCAAACCGCTAGGATCGGGATCGGGATCAGAAGATGACCAGAAAAAAACAAAATACATCGCTAAAGTAACGTCGGATGCGGTACGCGTTTCGCGATGTGAGAAAAAACTCACCCAGAAAGAGCTCGCTCAAAAATGTAATATGGACGTATCCATCATTTCTGAAATTGAGCGGGGTGGTTGCGTTTACAATCCGACCCACGTGAATAAAATTCAATCGATTCTGGGCGTAAAAATACCCAGATTGTAATTGTTTTATTTAACAAAAACTGTAGACAAGAGGGATTGCGACGCACGACCCCAGTATGAATCCCATAACGTAACGATGTTTCATGGTCTTGTACATTTCGAGCCAAGCCTTGGACTCTTCGCCGCTCGTAACATGGTTCAACATGTAGTCGCTTTTCGGAGAAATGCAGTAATACCCGGAAGATACAAGAACAACAATTGCCAGGGACATCGTAATCCGGTGAAACATGTTTGTAACCTGCTTCATGGGCGATATTCTAAAGAGGACAATGTACGATACAACCAAGCCAAGAATAAGCCCCTGAAAGTAAATTGTGCTTCGCTCCTTTACGATTTTGTCGTAGGTGTCAAGAGATGTCTGCTTTAATTTATTGCGATACTCGACTGCTACAACGGGCTGAGCCGTCATCGTGTAAAATGTGGCGCCTAGCAACCCTAGACCGATTGTTCCAGCTAAATAACAATTCATCGAATAAATAAGTTATGAAATTATGAAAAATTATGAATAAAATATAATAAATGGATACTATAAATATTATTTATATTTTATATTATTTGATTTTACATGGTCATTGATCTATGCGCGCTTGTATTTATGGACAGTCGGTTGCCATACATTGAGGGGTTTTTGTCAGCGATTCAACCCAGTTTCTGCTGTGTAGTGTTCGATTACTATAACGATACTCCAGAAACACTCTCGTATAAGGTAAGTAAATTAAATGTTGATAGACGAATTATCCGCCATACCGATATCGTAGACGAATCTGGATCTGGACCTGGTTTCGAAGGCGAATCATTCAATTTCAACTCTATAACTATACTTCATGATAATCCGACCGCACTTTGCTGTACGAATGCGTCATATACATTTTTAGATGGAATGTCTGCGTGCACAGTAATGAATGCAGAGAACGACGATCCAGCCATTTCCAGTTGGGAACAGTTTATTCAGATGTTCTCCAGTTTAATAACAACTTATGGTGTAAAATCAATCGATATACGGGCCCCCGAATTAAATAGTGACCCGAACTGGAAGTTTATTATTCAAAATTTAATGACTCGTTTAAGTGTATATGTTCGTGCGATAGAACGTTTAGAAATTATGCCACACTATTCATTTTTAGAGTAACGTGTATAAGTATAACGTATAAGTAACATATAGTTATAAGTATAACATATAATAAATATATTATTAATTTATTATAAGTAACTCTCTCATTTTGTTGTTAATAGTAAGAACATAAGAACATAACAATGTCATTAGATTTCGACGGAAGCAATGACTACGTTACCGTGGCCAATATTGGCACGCTATCCAGTCTTACTGTTGAATTTTGGATGTATAATACGGATTCGGGAAATGGAGGTCGCTACGCTCAGATGGTTGGAAGGGGTGCGAACGGAAATGGATGGGATTGGTCGGTATATCTTCAAAGTGTTTCTGTAGCAAATACACTGCGATGGGTTGGACCGGGTGGAACAACTATAGATACTGATGTAATACCGTTGAATACGTGGACCCATATTGCAGTTACGTGTAATAATGTGCAAACAAAAATTTATATAAACGCGGCTTTAAGTACCACGCAGAGCACGACGAATGCGATGACAAATCAAACCAATGCCGTTATGTTTGGAAATGATGTAAGTTTCACAAGACCGTATAAGGGTCGGTTGTCAGAAATTAGAATTTGGAATATCATTCGGTCTGCTTCGGATATTTCGACGTACTGTAATTCAAATTTAGTAGGAAACGAAACTGGGTTAATTGGCTACTATAAACTGAATTCAACGTCGGGAAGCACCGCCGTAGATACATCAACATCGGCCAGAAATGGAACACTATCAAATTTTACATTGTCAGGAGCAACATCAAACTGGGTGAATAGTGGTCCGTCTTTAGGAATCATTCCAACGATCGGCGCTCTGGCGACCATTCCTACAAAAATGCTTGGAATCGATGTCTCTTTTAACATTGTCGACCCGTCTTCAAATAGTTCTGGAGCATTTACGTTTTCGTCATCGAATACCGGAGTTGCTACATTGACTAGACCTAATATTACCCCAAATGCACTCCATTTTGACGGGGTTAATGATACGGTTGCATTATCATCATATCCCGCATTGAATTCAACTCAATTAACAATAGAAGGATGGTTTTATACAACAGGTTATTCTAAGCAGCTTGTTATGATAAATAGCAATACAAGCTTCGAAATAGATGCACAAGGTAAAATTATGTTATATGTAGTAACGGTTGGTTCTGGGGGAACGGCAATACTATCAGATTCGGCAATTCCATTAAACGCCTGGGTATACATAGCAGCAGTTAAAAATGACAATGGATATAATAAAATATATGTTAATAACACAATTGTAAAAAATGCAGCTGATACTACTTCGGGCGCACTTGTTGCCGCTACAGGGTTAAGTTTGGGTTCTGATGCACAAGCTAATTCGAAATACTCGAATATTAGTATGTCCGAACTTAGGATTTGGACCGTTGCAAGAACGGCACAACAACTAACAGATACTTATAATATCCGAATACCATCTAATTCTTCTGGTTTGGCAATCTATTATAAATTTATTCAGGGTACTGCAAACGGAACGAACACGGGGTTGACGACACTAACCGATTCTACAAGTAATAATTATCACGGAACATTACAAGGGTTTGCGTTATCCGGTACAACCAGTAATTGGGTTCCGGGACCTAATACTAACCCAAATGCACTCCAATTTGAAGGGATTAATGATACGGTTGCATTATCATCATATCCCGCATTGAATTCAACAAATACATTAACGCTTGAAGCATGGATTTATATTACTACACAAGGTGAACAAGGTGTGATTACTTTGAATGAAATAGGTGGGTGTGGGTTAACCCTAGGCAAATTTGGTATAGGGTTTAGATATAACCCTTCTGGATGGCAGCCGACTGTAATATCAGATACAGCCATTCCAATAAACACGTGGACGCATGTAGCGGGTGTTTTAAACGATGGTGGTTATACCAAATTGTATATTAATGGTACTCTTGTAAAATCCGTAGCTGGTTCTGGAAATTTTTATCCTTGTGGTGGTATAAGCCTTGCCGCTAACGCTGCAGCTTCCTCCGGCTATTCTAATATTAGTATGTCCGACATTAGAATTTGGACCGTTGCCAGAACGGCACAACAAATAGCAGATAACTATAAAAGCCAAATACCGTCTAATTCTACTGGATTGGTCATCTATTATAAATTTAACCAAGGTGCTGCAAATGAAACGAACACGGGGTTGACAACACTAACCAATTCTGCGAGTAATAATTATCATGGAACATTGCAAGGGTTCGCATTAACGGGGACAACCAGTAATTGGGTTTCTGGGCCGAATAGAACTTCGCCAAATGCACTTA